GCGCCGCCGAGTGCCGACACGTCCCAAGCAAGCTCGTACGGCCAGCCAATGCCGGCCATTGCGTTGCGAATAAGGCGATTCATGAACTTCTCCCATGCGTCGCCCGGCCGCTCGCTTTTGAACGCCTCCAGCTTCGCGCCGCTGCCGGCCTTGAAGTGCTTTATCATGCCGCCGAAAATCTCTTTGCTTACGATGTCGGCGGACGCGTTCACGACGCCGCCCGACAGCGCAACGGCTGGGTCGCTCGTATCCGCAAGCCCGGTTTCGTTGTGCTCGATGAGCCCGATAGACGACGCCAACGCGGACGCCATCTTCTCGTAGCCCTGCACGGTGCGAAGGTCCTTGAGGTCAAGGATCGCGTGCGAGAATCCCGGTAGTCCGCGCAATTGGTCGGTCCACTGCGGATCGTGCAGTAGCGCCATGTCGCGCGCGGAAACCCACTCGTCTTGCCTGCCTGTCGGGTCGGGTCCGAGCAGGTGATACGCAACCGGCCGGCGCTGCTCGTTGTAGACGACGCCATCGAACTCCTCTAGTCCACTGTACGGTCCGCGCGTGAGCTTCACGGGTTGGCCTGCGTAGTTAGGCAGTCGCGTGCCGATAGCGTGGCAGCCCACGAGTTGCAGCGCCGCCATGCCGTCTTCGTAGTCGGTCAGCATCACGCCGAGGTCGCCGTCGCGGTCGATGGCGATTGATGCCAAGTAAAGCGCGGTCTGAAAATCGCGCCCGGCAATGTCGGCGACGGGATACCACTCGTCTAAAAGCCACTTTCGCGCGGCGTCGCCCCATGCCTTGTCCTCGCCCTCGAACCGCGGCAACCAGGATCGACCGACCGAATAAACCGCCTTGTCGTCGATTGCGCCCTTCGCCGGCCCCAGGTTGCTGTAGAGTTTGCGCGAGTCCGACACCAGGATCAGGCGATCATCCGTGCTCACCTCGTCCGGCATTGGCCGCACCGACGCCGACTCAATCGGCCGGCGCCGGATCTCGCGCCAGTTGGTCGCGTCGAAAAGTACGCCGAGCGCGGCGCGGAATCGCTGAGAGATTTTCATCGGAAAAACGCCACCGACTCCGTTCGCGGGTACGTCAATCCGGCATCCAGCGTTTCAATCGCAAGTTCGATGGCGAAGATGACTTGCTCTAGATTGATGCCGGGCAACGCCTGCAACTGCACGGTCTTGCCGTTGACGCTGGTGCCGATGATCTGGCCTGACTGCGTGTTGACGCTCGTCCATTTCGTCGCCTGCAAATCATCCAGCCAGTCGCGCGGATTCGCTGGATTGTTGCGGAGTGCCTGTCGGATCAGCACCTTTACGAGCAGTTGCATTCTGCCCGTGTGGGGCGCGTCAACTCACAGCGCCGCCTCAGCCAAATCCCACGGCGCAATCTCTGGTTGGCGTATCTCGCCGTTCATGCGGAGCGTCGAAAACGTGACACGCAAATCCTGGCGCACGCGGCATCCTGATTCAACCATTGCCGCTTCGACCAGTGACTCGGGGTGAATTGGCGCTCCCTTGAACAGTAGGTTTTGCATTTCCGCAAACGTCGTGTGATACATCTCTGCCGCGGCAGCCCCAAGCACAGCAAAGCGGTCATTCACCCCACCAAACCGGCCCCACCACGGCGTATGCGCCTCGTCGTAGGACGGAGCGGCGGGCGGCGTAAAGTCGTGGAAAAACAAATCTGGCCGCGTCCGGATAAACACCTGATGCCCGGTTTCACCGCTGCGCCGGTACAGCTTCCAGCACTCGTTTAGCTGCCAGAGTTGCCGCAAGACCGCCTGCATCGGCACGCTTCGCGCGTAAGGCTCAAATCGCACCGGCTCGTGCGGCTCGGGAATGTCCGGTTGCTTGTCAACAACGTCGATGTAGACCGGCGATTTCGGGAATAGCTGCTCCAGCAGCTTCCATGAATCCGCCTGCTCATCGCGCACTGTGGACACGTAAAACGACAGCTCACCCGCGCGCTGGTAGTGGCGCAGGACCTGCCAGCGGAGCGTGTGCACGCAAACCGGAAAGGTCCGCATGTGACCGGTTATGAGAACGGCGGTTTTCATCGGCGCGACAGCACAAGCAGACCCCACGCGGAAAAACTGAAATTGTAAACGCGCCACTCGGGGTGTTGCGCCATCCACTCGAAAATCGCCTTGAGGATGCCGTAACCGTAGCCTTCTGGCTGCCATCCGAACATGACGACATCGTGGAAAACGATGAAGTCCGTCGCGTTAGCCGCGTGCTTCAACTCCGCCTCGACTTGCTGCGCGTTGTGCAGCGTGTCGATCATCAGTAGCGAAGTCGGTTCGATGGCGGCGAGCTCCGCGGTTGAACCTTGGTTGAATTGCCACGAAACGTTCTCAGGCAACGCGGGCCGCTCGAATGCGGGCGGGTTGAGGTCATAACTGACCAGTTTTCCTCCGCCACCTATCGCCATGCCGGCCAGTAGCGCAATCGTGCTCTGCCCAGTACGCACGCCAAACTCCGTGCAGTGATCGCATTTCTGCGCCAGCTCGTGCAATTCGCGCATGTGCGGAATCATGTCCGCGTGCGCCGCTCCGCCTTCTCCGCGAGCGCGGAGAGTGAATAGATCGTGGATCGTCATGGTGTCGTGTTCTGTTCGTCTGATTTGTCGTCAATCGGCGAGGGCAATATGTGCAGCGCCAGTGCAACCGCGCACTGCATCGCCTCGCAGTCCCAGAAGTGGTTCGCGCCGATTTTGTGCCATCGCCATTCACTGCGACCTGTGCTCTTGCTCACGCGCTCTTTCTTCGCTTCGCCGCGCATTTGTCGCATGTACTCCTCGCCGACATCACCCGGAATTTCCCACGCCACCGATTTGCCCGCAACGAGTGCCGCGAGCAGGTCTTTGACTGGATCGCTGGCCCAGAACATGTAGCGCGCATAGCCACCGGGGACTTGGGTTTGCTTGATGGGTGAATAGAACCGCTGGATGCGTTTGCCGTTTCGCAGCAGCACGGGGAATCCATCGTCACCGCTGCCGTGCAGCGCGGTCCAACCGTACTTGATACAGTCCTCATACACCTGCGCCGTCGAGAACTGCGCATCCTCAAAGCACAGTTGCGGCTCAACGCCAAACCGCTTGCGCACGTCTTCGGCCTGCTCGGTAGTCGAAAGGCGACCGCGCCACAGCAATCGGGAACCGCCGTCCGCACGCCACGCGCGCACTGTCGCCCAGAAGTGATCGCGCTGCCGGTCGATAGTCATCAGTCGCCGCGCCTCGTTGTCGATCTTTGCCGCCTCGTTTGCAGCAACGTCGGCCAGCATGTAACCGCCACGCACCGACACGTCAACCTGCCCAATCTGCACCTGCTCCTCGCGCCACGGCAAAGCCAGTCGCTGCATGTAAAAGTCACGTAACGGAGCGATGATTCCGCGCTGCTTGAACGAATCGGCCTGCAAAAACTCGACGGCAAGCTGGCCCAGCTCCTCGGCAATCAGCGCATTCCAGGCAAACGAGCGGTGCCGCGGATCTTTGTCGATTAGCGGTGCCGAGTATGTGCCTTTTGCGTTCCACCGTGCGCGCGTTGTCGGACTGTCAGAATGTTCATGTCCGCACGATGGACAAACCCACCTGGCACTCACCCGAACGCGCGCCTCATCCCACGTTCCATCCGCGCGTTTCGCCTGCGCGTCCCACACCACGCACGCACGGGTCTTTTCATCGCCGGTCATGCGGCCGAAGAAGTTCAGCGGGTGATGCTCGCCGCAGTTCGCGCACGGCACGCACCAGATTTCCTGCGTGCCGTCGTGCCAGAGCTTGTCGAAATCGTCGTCCGCGTAGCTGCCCTGCGACTCATTCAGAATTTTGCTGATTCCGTCGCGCGCATAGGCGGACACACGCCTGCGTGCGTGCGTCAAAAGTCCCTGTTTCCAGAGCCAGCATTCGCTGTTCAGCTTCCACCGAATCGACTTGCTCTGGAGGTTGTTCAGATTCGCTCCGTTGATCAGGATGTAGAAGTCGCCGAAGTAGATTTCCGTGGTGTTCGCGTCGAACTTGTTCCGTGGAAGCAGACGGCGCACCGGCTCGCACGCGTGCAATAGTCCGCGGTATCGACCCTTTACATGCTCCTTCGCGCTGTCATCGTCCTGCTGGGTCCACATGACCGGGCCCGGCTCGTTCGCGATGGCCCACAGCGACACCAGTTCGACGTAAAGCGTCTTGAGCGTCTGAATCGCAGCGCGGCAAGTGACCTCGCGCACGCGTTTGTCCTGCGCTGCGCGGAATGGTTCTTCGAGGTGGCGGCACGTGCGGATGTCAAACGCACCTTGCCGCGCGTATCCACCGCCCAACTTCACGTTTTCCGCGGCCCATTGCGGAATCGGGCGACGGTCAGGCAGCGACCAGGCGCGCTGCCAGCCGGTGAGCGTCTTGAGCGTGCTATTCATTCGCCGCAACGCGTGTCTGCGCCTGCTCCTTCGTGTACTGCTCAAGCGCTGACTGCATCGACAGGCACATCGCATCCGCCTTTTCCTCGCATCGCGCGCGGATCTCTTCGACTGGCAGCCCGGCGACCGCGGGCGGCAATTCGCCAACAAATAGCTGGAACAGATTCGCCTTCACGCGAGAGCCGAGATAAAGCAAGAACGCGTCCACGTCGTCCGCGGGAATCAGTTTCCGCTCCTCCTTCGCGATCTTGATTTCGTTCAGCCGAATCTCGCTCGCCAGCTTCCGCTCGCGCAACGTCTGACCGCCCGCGCCTGTATTGTGCCGCGCGTCGCCCAGGTTGTGCTTGTTGATGAATGCGCGCCACTTCTCAATGTCGGCGTCGAACGGCGCATCCGCGAAACGCTCTCGCCACACGCGAAGAGCCGTGTGCGAGAACCCTAGCTGTTTCGCTAGCTGGCGGTCGGTCATGTCGCGAAGTGCTGGGTAAGCTGCTTCAATTCGCGGGCCACTTCGGGGAAGTGGCGCTGTATCACACGCAGCGCACGCTCGGCTTCCTGCTGCTCAGCCTGCTTAGTGCGGTGGTGATGCGCGCCGAGTTCTGTGAAGCTGGCCGAGAGCTGTGACATGTCGCCGGTCGATATGCGCAAGTATAGCCACAGCGCCTCTGACGACTCGGGGTCGCCGCCGATTGTCGCCAGTCGCGACAGCCACCAACACCAGTCACTACTACCCCACTCACCCCGACGACGCCCCACTCTTTCACGATTCCGGTCATA